CTCATCCTCTGACAGGGCTCTGCCTCCGTATGAGTCCATATAATAGCTATACTCTGCGTACATCCTTCCCGTTACTCCTGTTCTTTTCTGGCCGTCTTCTTCTCCTTCTCGGGAGCCTTTGCGGAGGTCTCCTGTGTTTCCACAGGATTCTTCTCCGCTGCGTTCTCCTTGCAAAGGTCTGCTTCAGGCCTTACCCATCCAACAATTCTTCCCATCTTGTCCTCCTTACGCCGTTGCCTTGTGCAGATAGATACCGTGGAGCTTGTTGCCATAGGCGGATACAATTCCATACTTTCTGTACTTCAGCATGTAAGCATCTGCGGTCTGGTTCGCGGACGGTTCAATGATGTCACCCGTGACATGCTTGTCATGCTTCAGAACCGCGGAAGGCTCAATGATCATGAAGTTAATGTTTGCTCCTCCGGTTGCCTTCTTGTAACCGCCGATCTCTTCGCCCTTCGTCTTGCCATCCTGAAGGTCAATCGCCGTGTAGAAGCGCTTGACCGGAACCAGAACAACCTTGGCGAAATCAGAAAGCACCTGCTGAGACTTGTAAGTCTCCATCGCCTGGATTGCGCGGAAAAGTGCCGGAGCAATGTACAGGATTCTTCCGGCATCTACTTCTTCGTTGTCCATCGCGTTCTCGCCTGCGCGGATTGCCTCAATGGCAGCGTCTCCGGTTGTAAAGTCTGCCGCTTCCGTTGTCAGAATTCCGGTGAGTCCTGCCAACGTTGCGAAGGTAAATGCATCTCCCTCCGGCGCTACGGCGTGCTTCATCAACTGACCGCCAAGCTGGCCGAATGCCAGGTTGACCGATTCCTGATTGTCCATAGCATCCACCTGGAAGATTCTGCCTCTGTCATAGTTATACTTGACCGTCTCCCACTCAAGAGTTGTTGCGCCCTTGGTGTATCCATCGTTCCTGCTGTAATCAGCAAGGCCATCCACGGTCATCTTCGGTACCTCGACCTCTCCTGCGTTTGCTCCTGCCCGGATCGTGGCATCGTTGGTGTTCAGATCCGTCGTTACGGATGCAGCTCTGTACGCCTCATCCAGCAGAGTTGTGAAGTTGCTTGCTAATGTGATTTTGTTCGCCATATGTGTTTACTCCTTCTTGGTTGTATCCGGAAGGCCCATCGCTGCCCGCATCGCGCGGGTAAGATCTGAGTCCTTCGGATTTGGTGTGCTTGATCCCTGATTCATGGAATCTGTGAACTTTGCTTTTCCCTCGGCGCTTTCGTCCAGGACTGCACCTTCGTTGTCAGCCTTGTACTGCGCAAGGAAGTCTGTGAATCCTAACAGTTTGCCGTCGTTTACAGGCAGATTCTTGCTCTGCAGCTGCGATTCAAAGTCCCGCTGTGCCGCAGCACTTGAGAATTTGATACCTGCTGTGTTCGCCTTTACGGCGTCCGCATAGTCACGGGCTGCCAGCTTCTCGTTGGCGTTCTTCTCCGCTTCCTCTGCCTTTTTCTTCTGTTCGGCAATCTGAGCCTTCAGGTCATCCACGTCCACGCCGTCGAACTTGTCCAGAGACGTTTTTACGCCCGTGTACTGGTCCTTCCAGCTGTCGCGTTCTCCTTCCAGCTTCGTCACCTTGGAAGTGAACTCATTGACAGTCTTGTAGTTCTCGGCAACTCCATTTGTGACCGCTGCCCTCTGTTCGTCTGTGAGCTCAATGCCTGCTTCTGTAAGGATTGCTTCAATGTTCTTCATGTTTACGGTTTCCTCCATCCATAAAATAATTTGTTAGCCGCTCTTTCTGCGGCGGTGTCTGGTTGCCCTTAAACCCGGGCCGGTAAGCCGTAGCAGGGATTCGAACCCTGCTGCCGTCTGGAGGTTATGGGACGGCCCTTTTACGGCATGAAAAAAGCACCGGAGTAATTCCGATGCTTCACATGTTCCTTATTAGCCATACGATCAATATAATCGGTGTTGCTATTTTAAGGATCAATATTATTAAAGTTAATGCTTTGATGATGGTCTCCGTTGCTTCGTATTTGAAACGCCACCAATTCCATTTCATCCTATTTTCCCTGTAATTCCCATTATTAGATTCTCTGCTTTTTTCATCATGCTGTTCTCGTTCAGGTATTCCAGGCCTTTCAGGGTAATTTGAATATTGTCGGCATTCACCACTTTTGCGCTGGAGATGTACGTTGATATCTTCACACCTTTGATGTAGCCTTCGTCCTGCAACATCTCCAGATATTTTTCCCACCTCTCTTTACTGATCTTCAGTGTTTCCGGTGAAATCATATCCAGATTGACGGCTCCCAGATCCATGCAGCTTTCCAGCCCGTGAAGGATCCTGTATATATCCGTGAACGTTTCCATTGCTTTCCTCTCAGCACACATCAAATTCGAGTTGCTCGCAGATGTCGTTCAGACACTTCCCATCGAAAAATCTTGTTTTCATGGTTGTCTCTGCACTGGCAAATGCAAACTGTTCATCTCCGCACCATGCGTGATATGTTGGTATGCTATCCTCTACAAGCGGAGTTATCCCGCATGGTTTTCCGTTGTATTCAAAGGAAACATCATTGCAGCATTCTTTTAATATATCCATTAGTTCCTCTTTGCTTAACTTCATAGGATATCCTTGTTGTCCTCTCGTTCTTTATCTGTCAGCTCCCGCTCAGAGCGTCCCAGAAGCTTCCCGTCATCACTCCACGCATAATCATGCGCATGTTCTCCATTCTTCCCGTATGGGTGTGTTTTTGGATTTCCATGATTATGAGTTGTTATGTCTTTCCTTGGTCTTCCGTTGGAATCAAAGAATCTTCTGGTTTCCACTTTTCCCTTTTTGCCGATGCGATCAATTACTGTTCCCGGTCCTGAGCTGTTCGGCATTCTCTGATTGTACGGAAGTACCGTCGTTGGTACTACTTTACCACCTTTCCCATCGCCTTCAACCGTATTCTTCGGCTTCGCAACATAGGTACGGTTCATCTGAGGTGTTAGCTTATGATCTTCGCAGAACTGATCATACTGGTCTTTCTGCTTTTTGTATTTCTCTTCGTGTTTTTTCAGTTCCTTACGGATTTCTTCTTTCAGCTCTTCGGATGCTTCTTCACTCTTCAGTGCTGCCTTCATGCCTTCCATGGTCCTTCGGCGCTCTCTCATTCTCCGTTCCATGGCTCTTTGCTTCTGGCTGTTCTCATACGCTTCCTTGTTCTCCGCTTCGTCATACTGCTTCATGTGGTTCTCGCTGACTCCCGGAAAGTACGGCATCATATTGTGGCGGCAGTTATAGCCTCCAAGTCCAAGCGGATCGTCCGGATATCCGGTTGCTTCTGACAGGAGCGGATAGTTGTGCCCTTTCAGTGCATCCGCAAGGTGTTCGAACATGCCCCAGAATCCTTTCTCCCTGTCCTTTATTCGATAGATCCCGCCCTGCCAGCCTGCATGATTGGCATGCGGCGTATCGCCTACTCTCGCGCCAAGGTGAGCGGACACAATCACGAAGTTTGTCCCCACGCTGTCGCACTCATCTATGCACATCCGGAGCGACGCCTGATTGACCCCGGTCGTCACAGCTCTCCTGACTGCTACTTCAACCGTGTCTCTATGCCCGGACGGATATTCCACGTAAAGGCCGCCTGCTGCCGCTTTTTCAATCGCCTGCTCAATTGCCTGTTCTTTCGACTGTAAGCCGCTTCTGACGCGCATCAGGGCATCGTCACAGGCCGCTATATAGATCCTCTGTGACTGTTCTGCCGTTGTTCTGGTGAAATTGTAAAGTTCTCCGTTTGTCTGCTCATACAAAGCCTGCAGGAGCTTTCTGCCCTCTTCTCCGTTGAATGGAGGCGGCGCTATTCCTGCAGCTTCGAACACCTTCGCGTCATTTTCGAACGACTTCAGTGTAGCTTCCTCAAAGATCTCCTTTATCTGCTTTTCAGAGATCGGCAGCGTCTTCCGGATTTCCTTCCGGATCTCTTCCGCGCTCTGGCCTGCCTGCTCCATCTTGTACTTCTGCCAGTCTGCAGAAGCCGTCATATGGTTTTCCGCATCCGCAATCCTTCTTGCCATGTCTCTTGCGGCAAAGATATTCAGCTTTTCCCACAGCGCAACTGCCTTATCTGCGACGTGCGCCAGAAAATTCGGATGCAGCATTCTTTATTTCTGTCCTTCCTGCCCCGCAAACAGCCCTTCTCTTTCCGGCGTCTGCGCTTCCTTTGCAATCTTCCTTGCGTCTGCTTCTGAAAATCCTTCCCACTTCATGAGGTAATACCACTTCGGGATGATCCCCTGAATCATCAGCTGATAGTTGCGGCTTCTGTCTTCGTCCTCGTTATAGGTGATATCCCCGAAGTCATAGGCCGTTTCGTATGTCCCTGTCGGTGCAAGCCCGTACAGATCTGCGAAGACTCCCATTGCATAGATTGTGTCGTCGAGGGCCGATTGCAGCTGATCGCGGATATCTTTAATCAGTTGGATCGTTCTGCGGTCATCTGACTCTACCTGTGTTGCCGTAGCCATTCCCGTCTTTTCATCGAACACGAAGTATCCGTTGGAATACCCGCACTTGTATCCGATGAAACTAAGCTGCTGATTGATTCCGATCTTCCGCATGTCCGTCTTCAGCGGCCTGTCTATGGACTGATAAAAATCACCCACATCATTTCCGGTTATATTGTGAACATGAGAAGGCAGTGCGAAACGTGTCCTTGCTTTCTTTTTCTTCACATTTCCGGACATTATCAGGGCATCATCTATCAATTCGATGCTGTTGCTGTTGTCAAGCTCCCAGGCGTTCCGGCTGTATGCAATATCGAGGTCCTTCAGCTCTTCCAGCGCTCCGGAAAACAAACTCATACCAAGCGGGCTGTCCAGATCAATGTTGTTTGCTTCCGGCATGGTCAGAACTCCGAAGAGCATGTGCCGGATTCCCTTCCCGTCTACGGTTGATATGCCGGCTTCCGGCTGAATTTCCGCCCACCTTGTCTGTGTCAATGGAATTTCCGTTCCCAGGACGTCCTTGCTCTGTGACCGGAACGCTTTTGTTGAAACTCTGTACGTGTTTCCTTCGAACCTGTGATATTCCAGCTTGGAATAGATGTCTTTCCCTGCTGTATATGTGTCCTGGAACACAATGCCTGTGATCTTCTTCGTGCTGCTGTCGTACTCCGTAATGATGAATCTGTCCGGAGTAACTACGTCAATTCCCTGACCGTTCGGCTTAAAGATCACCGTACCCCCTGCGCAGCCATATTCCACCCACCATCGAAGGCGCGGACGCAGTGTTCTGTTTACCTGTTCCTGCAGCCAGCTCGCCCTTGTAGTCCCGGAAATATTAATTCCAAGCGCAAGCGTCGTCAGTCTCGCCGTCTCGGAACAGATTGTCTTTGCAAAGTTTATTGTCTTTATCTCATCATCCGTCCATCCCGGAAGCCCCTGATATACATTCATCCAGCGGCATATTGCTGCCGTCATCTCTGAGGACGTCACCGCTTCCGCTCCAAATTGTGCTTTGATGTCTGTGCCGAACATCTTCTGTATTACTCCTTTAATCCATGAAATTACACTCATTACGCACTTGCTCCGCGTCTGCCCCATACCGGTTCCAGTGCATACCGCATACAGTCAATGAAATGATTGTTCGCGTCCGGATATCCGGTAATAAAATTGCCGTCTTTGTCTTTCTCGTACTCATACTGCGAAATCTCTTTCGCGGCGTTCGGTGTTCTGTTCGGATCTATCACGATCTTTCTCCTCTGGAACCATTTCATGGAGTATTCCACGGATCCCGGCCCTTTCACCGCCGCTCTGGCAGGGAGTCCGAAATCTCTATAATCCGCTACCGATTTCGGTTCTGCGCTGTCGCAGGTAATCCTGTAATCGTCATAGTTCTGATCAACAATCCACTGCGCCGTTGTGTCGTTACTCTGCTTATTCACGTAGTGCTCATCCAGCACGTACACTGTCTCGCGCGCCGAATCATAGTAGAACCGGCCGAAGGAATATGGATCCGGAAACCATCCCCAGTCCACGCCCTGATAGATCGTGTCAAAGGTATTGATCTCCTCTTCTGTAATCTCTCTGAATTCAACATTTTCGAATACCTGGCCTCCTGTCCCGTTCGCTTTCCCCATATATTCATGCTCATAAGCATCGGGATTCAGCTCTTTGAGGTGCATTGCCTCATCAATGAACGGCTGTCCTACCCACGTTTTCGGAACGTCAAGATAGGTGGAATGATTGATCAGCCTGTTTTCCTTCGGTTCCAGCATGTACTGATTGGCCCAGTTCTGCGCTGTCTTTGGCGGGTTGAAGGACTCAAAGATCCATGCCTTTTCACCGCCTCGGATGGCTGACTGTTCAATCTTTCGTATTTCTTCCATGCCCGCAAAGGCATCCAGCTCTTCGAACCACAGAACCGCGATATATCCAAATTCCGGAGTGATTGACTTGATCTTGTCCGGATCGTCGGCTCCTCGGAAATAGATCTTCTGTCCGGTTGGCTTATATGTAATCTCAAGCGGATTTTTTGAAAAGCGGAACTCTTCCCGAAGTCCCTGCTCATTGATCGCCCACTTGATCTTTGCATATACGGAATCCTTTAAGGTGTTTCCTACTTTTCTGCAAACGAGCGCATGGATCTCCGGATTGTTCTTTATGAGCTCCGGGATCACCATTGCAAAGCACGAGGACTTTGTGGAACCTCTTCCGCCTTTCAGGGTAAATTCCTGGTGCCATCGGTTCCGGATATCCCGAATCACCGGATGGAAAACGTCCGCGATCTGGTCGAGGTCCATGTGGTAGGTCTTATGTTCTTTCGCCTGCTGCCGCAGCTTCTCAGCTTCTTCCTCCTGCCTCTGGATGTCCATGAGCGCATTGAAGGCCTTGGTGTTGCCTCCTGCTGCCGAATATGCCTGACCGGCAATCATGAGCGCCTTGACATTCATGTCTGCTTCATCCAGATCCGGCATTACCTTCTGAATTTGCTTTTTTCCATTCTCCGATACGCTGGAATCAAGGGCGATTTGAACAAGCTCCGAAACCGTCTTTTTCTCTCTTCTCTTCTTCCCGGAAGCAAGACCTCCTTTTTTCCCTCTTTCTCTTGCTTCGCTCTTGGTTCGAACCGGCTTCAGGTTTTTCTCATTTGCCATACCTCATACTCTTTTTATGCCTTTTCGAATGAATACGTGTAGCCATACTTTTTCTGGTTCCTTGTCAGCCATTTCCCGGCTGCATCATCGTAGTTTTTCCCGCGAAGCGTTGCGTTTCTCACTGCCTTCGCAAATCTGTCCGGCTTGAAGTGCTGTCCTTTCCGGAATATGTAATTTCCTTCCGGTGCAGCCGCGACAATTCCGCTCTCCTGTCCGGTTGCCGTTGAAATAAGATCACTGTCTGAGAAGTTTCCGCCCCGTCCTTTGGAATCTCCTGGATGATTGTGCAAAACCATTTCGCCTTTTCTTCCGTAAATTGCTACTGACGTTGCTCCTCCGTGAACGTAGCTTGTTACAAAACCGTTTTCATCTACGGTTACGCCATGTTCTTCCCCGCTTCCAACATGCTTCGTTCGAAACTGTCTCAGGGCTTCTTTCTCGTTCTTCGCTTTGATAATCCCATTCATTCGCGCCGGAAAGTCTTCGGTGGTTTTTCCTTTTCCTGGTCCTTCGGCATGGCCGAACTTGCCTGACCAACCATCCGAATCCGAACCACGGCCACCATTCAGAGCATGCTCCCAGAATTCCCGTGGCTTTGCGTTCTTTATAATCTCGCCAACCGTCTCTCCGGTCTCGATTCTGTAACGGTACATCTCTTCATTGGACTTGAAATAT